CCAGCGTGTTACTCTGTACGACCCGTTGTCCAACAAACCTCTAACGTCAAAACAATAGACAAGGTTGAGGTCGGGGAAACACAGTAAGTAAAAGTAGTTCTCAGGGCTATACACAGAACTCACAGGAACTGTGGTAGCCAGTGTGTTAGCAATAATCTCTTGCTTAATGTTTCTGCTCAAGTCTGTAATCGGCAAAGACTTTTCTTGTATGGTTCTGCCAAGACTGCGCAAGCCTGTTTGAGTCAGGAAGATCAAGTCAGTACCAATATTCTGTACGCTCTTGCGGTCTACACAACCAACACCCGGAATAGCATCACGTATTTCCATAGATGCAGGGCTTTCTGCGTTAGCGTACACAAGCGTGTTGTTTTCACCAAAGATAATCAACAGCCCGTTGTGTGCCGCAATAGCAACAACTTTGTCAAACCCGTTAGGCCACGCCTTAGATACATCAATAGAACCGCTAGAGCCACCAGCAAAGTCGTGTCCCTTGAGCAGATCAGACCAGTAGATTGTGTTGTCATCACTGGCGTTACCTACGCACCACACACGACCGTAAGCTGCAATAGCTTCGTTACAGTACTGTGTAGACGCTACAGAGGCTCCGCTAACAGCAGACATTTTTGTTACTGCGCCTAGTGCATTGCTGTACACCAGAGGCTCGTAGCCACGTTGGAAGAAGTAAGCGTGATCGTTAAAGTTAAATATCTTCCAATCGTTAGCACTAATCGTGTACGACCCCGGAGACGCATCTACCAGAGTAGTTGTACCTGTCATAATCTTGTTGTTACCAGTACTAAAGATTACCTCGTTACCCGCACTGTCGTAAAACTCGTGTATGTTGTGCAAGTAGTCAGTACCTAAAACTGTCTTGTTTGTGGTAACAACAGCATTACCCTTGCGTGAAGCCAAACGACCACGCCTGTCGATAATAGCGTTGTCTGCAACTTCAGCAAAGGACGGATCCTGTGCAATAGGAGAATCCTCTGTGTTGATCCCCTTAAACGCAGGAGCAACTAAGTTAATACTTTGTAGTGGCTGTGCCATACGTACTCCTACGGGGTGTAAAAGATAGTTTCTTCAGGATGCTTTTGTGCATCCAGAGCAACTGCATCAGAGAGATACTTGTCAGCAAGAGCAAAGTACTCAGGGGTAGACGTACCGCCTGTCTCCCCACGTTCACGAGCCAACAAAGCTACTGCCATGTGAATCACAGGATGACTAGGAATAGCCAACGTGTCAGAGTCAGAACTCAAGGCTACGTTTCTAATGACGCTCTTGACCTTAATAGAGTACACACCGTCAGGCTTAGGGTACACATCAATCTGGGCATCACCAGAACCGTCGATGCCACTAAAGGTGTAGTACTGAGGAGCACCGGACGCAGGGGTGTTAACCAAGAACTTATCGTCAAACCAAGTCTGAGGTTTGTACTCCATTACAATATTAGATGTATCGTTAATGATGTTAAGAATCTTTCCTTGGTCTTGGTAACCCGTAAGGGAGTACGTGTAGTCATCAGCTGCCGTGGTAAGCGTGAGGGTAGACCTAAGATTAGACCAATCCCAAGCGTTTTCCACGAGTTGCTTTGCGTCATTGATAAAGTCACCAACCATAGTGCTGTACGTGTTAGCGTTAACAGTAGTTACTGTGTCTTCCCTAAGACGCCTCAGTACGTTGTTTACTATGTCTAAATACGTCATACTATGCTTCCTGTTAACATTCCTGTCATCAACTGATCTTTAGTTTGTTTTGCTAAAGACTCAGATAAGTAATCTACAATTGGAAACTCCATTCTAGCTAAAAGCTGTGGATCACCCATTGGAGGAACAGACATGGACGGTTGACTAAACATACCGCCTCCTCCTCCACCTCCTCCAGATGGGGGCGGGGGTTCCGGTGGGGGTTCCGGGGGTGGTTCTGGTGGTGGTCCTGATCCACACTGCCCCGGATTTGCAGCCGCATACGCAGGATCACTACAAGGATTAGTTACGCTTTCTTGTACACAGCCCTCTACAGATCCGTCAAAGACGTATCCCGGCTTACAAGGCCCACAACTGCCGTCCGCATTTGTTGTGGCGTTGGGGTCAGGACAGGTGTACCTAGTAACACACATGTCGTTGACCATTTGTTGTCCATCGGGACACTGACCGCAATTGGGAAAATCTGTAGCTCCGTTACGACACTCTCCCGGCGGTGGTGGCGGGGGTGGCTCATCCGGTGGCGGTGGCGGCTCTGGTGTTCCGGTCGGCCTAACAGGACCACAGTACGTATCTAGATCTGCTCCCGGCTTGATCCAATCGCCAGCATTTTGCCTATCATCAGGACACGTTGTCCAACCAGCGGCCGAACACACATCTTCTTGTGCCGCTGTTTGAGGATCACCGTCACACTGATAGGAGTCATCAGGCGGCGGTGGAGGGGGTTCCTCTGTTAATTTTGGCTTACAATTTTTACCGTCTCTTGTTGGCTCGTAACCTTCAGGGCAAACACAATTTCCGTTTGCATCTTCTGATGATCCATCCACAGTGCTTTGGCAACCTGTAGTGTTGCCGTTGTTGTCGTCAGTTATTAGAGGTTTACCGCAGTCTCCGTCTACATGGTCTTCCGCTTTTGTAGGAGTGTCTCCGGGGCTTGCGGGACACCAGCCTTCTGATTTACACTTGTTATTGTAAGCAAGCTGTCTGTCAACTAAAGTAGCATACGGAGTAACAGAAACAGGCTGACTACAGTCAATATCGTCTTCAGGGTCTACACCGTCATCTGGACACTCACCGTTTTCGTCTTCTGGTGTTCCGTCTGAGCAAACACAGTTTCCAGCCGCGTCTTTTGTTCCTTCTGTACACTCTGTTGTATCGTCGTTTGGATCAACAACTTCAGGCGCAACACACTTGCCTTCAACGGGATCATATTCTTTCTCAGGATCTATACAAGGACCACAGTTTCCGTCTGCGTCTGCAGTGTATCGCCCTGAGTCTTGACACTCTTGAGATGACGTAAAAGGAATAATAGGGACGTTTGGAATAACGCTGTTAATTTTGTCCTTAAAGTATTCGTCGTACAAATCGCCAGCAAGAATGTAACCACCGCCAACTAAAATATCTCCAATTTTTCCTAAAATGGAATCAACGCTAACTTCGTCGGCGTCTCCGAAAACGTCTCCAACTTTTTTAGCAACCCAATCGCCTAAAGCTCCCATAACCTCTTCAATAGAAGTTTCGCCGCTTAGGACTTTACCAATCTCGTGTCCTGCGTTCTTTATGGTTTCTTCTATTTCGCCTACAGTAGTCCCTTTAAATATAGTACCTAAAGGTCCGGGTAGAGGAAAAGGTATTGGAATATTAACACCCACAGTTACGCAATCGCGTATCCACGTAGGTACGTCAGCGCCTGCACAAACAGAACCAGAAGATGCACTTTTTGTTTTGTTTATGATGCCTTCTAGAGTACCAAAAGGATCGTCTATGACTTGGCCTAAAACAGCCTCTAGCTCTTCTAGTTTTCTTTGGGCGTCCTCAACAGCTTCTTGTCCATAGGTTGAAATTAACTCACTTAGTCCGGGGTCTTCGTCTGAGTCACCGTCTGTTTCTTCACCACCTGTAAAATCAGGATTAGCATCTAGCCAATCTTGAGCTTTAGTCTTAATGCCGTCAGGTGCATTACCAGCAAGAATATCTTGAGCTTTGTTATAAGCTTCTTCTCCAAAGTAACACTCGCTTCCACCATCGCTTACTAAGCCACCACCAGCATTGCATAGCTGTCTATCGCCCCTAATTCCTGCCCTATAAGCGGCATTAATAGCTCTGACAGCGTCTAGCCTTGGAGTGCCTACCTGCACCATGTTTTCAAACCACCACGGCTCGTCTACCGAATCTACAGAATCTCCTGTGAAGCCGCCTTGGTTGCCTTGGTTGCCGGGATTGTTTGCGGGATCGCCGGGATCAAACCCTCCAGATATGTTTTGAGAATATTGTTGTTGAGCCATTGTCTGTGTTGGTCTATCAGTAAACATACTTTGTCTGTTTTGTGCTTCGTTAGACATAGCAATGTTGTACTCAACATCAGCCAAAGTAGCGCCTTGCTCTATTGTTCCCAGCCAGTAATCTATGCCTTCTTTTTCTGCATCACGGCCTAAATACTGCTGGTACAGTTCATTTACTTGTTTGCGTGTTGCCATTTATTTCTTACCTTTCAACGCAAGCAGCTTGTCAGCACCACGAATACCAAAGGATGCAGACACAGCCATAAACAGTAGGTACTGATACCAATCAGGAAGCCTGTTAAGCTCCTCAAAGGCAAGACCAATACGATCTAGTATT